AGGGCTGGCACTTGTTGAACCGATACCGCAATAAGGCGATACGCGGTCTAGCTAACCGCAATACATATCGCATGGCTGGTAGGCCGTCCATTTCCGCATCGGTGGACGGCCTACGTCATGTCTACGGTGCGGAGATGCGGAACAGAGATGTGTAAAGCAAAGAAGTACTGCCCTGCATTAGTTCGGTTGATGTACGTGATAGACAAGCGTACAACATCGGAGATATCGCACGAGTTGCATGTTCCGATACAGTCGGTATGCAACATTTTGAGAAGGCGATGTGGTGCCGGCTACGTTTCTAGACGTGACAAAGTTGCTGGTGTTTGTATCCACAGTGTTGAGCGAGAGTACCTAGCTGGTGCGTCTACCTACGAGCTAGGCGAAAAGTACGGAGTCGACCACGCAACCATCAGCAAGTGGATGCAAAAGCGTGGTCATTGTCGCGGCAAGGGAGGCGGCTCCAAGGCCATTCAAGCGCTTCGCAAGGGACGCGAAGAACGCCATGAAAGAGAGCGCGAGGAATCCATCAGGCGTCTTAAAGCAAACCCCGCCATCGAGCTAGTCGAGTATGTCGATTACAAGACTGCTCAGGTTCGATGCACAAAATGCGGCACCGAATACAGGTGGGGCTTCTGGTCGCGTGACGCAGACGAACCATGCCCGCACTGCCGCGAGCAACAGCGCAACGTAGAGCTGATCGCGCGCGAACGCAAGCAGTACGAGCGCGAGCAGCAGCGCATTGCCGCACGCGAGTGGCGGCTGTCTGTTCCTCGAATCTGCGTGGAGTGCGGAGAGCCGTTCTACTCAGAGTACGAGGGCGCGGCGTACTGCTCCGACAAATGCCGTAAGAGGGCAAGTCACCACAGAGCCGTAAAACGTGGCAGCACTGGCGGATACCGCAAGCGCATGCGCATAGTCAGAACGAAAGCGACATACGACCCGTCCGTAACGCTCAACGCCGTCTACAAGAGGTTCAAGGGCAAGTGCTGCGCATGTGGCTGCAAGGTCTACCGCTCGAAGGAGTACAGGCCAGACCAAGCGACGCTCGACCACATCATCGCGCTTGCGAACAACGGCACGCACACGTGGGACAACGTGCAACTGCTGTGCTCCGACTGCAACTCAAATAAGCGTGACATTGGGCAGATGCGTCTGCCGATTGCTGTCTAGGAGGTGTCCATGCCAAAGAACAAGCCACTTCCCACCAGCGCGCCCGAGTCCATCGAGGAGGCGTGGGCATCAGGCGACGAGCTGGCCATGGCGCGCGCCGTGGTGCGCAAGTACGCCCGAGTCCTCGACATGACCGACAGCGGGCGCGACATCAAGCCGCTGGCCACGGGCATGTTCGAGGCCATGGACCGCGTAAAGGCGCTCGAGGCGGCGAACGACAGCAACAGCAAGGCACCGCTGTTCCGCATACTCAAGGAGGCGGAGAGTGCCTAGAGTCGGCAACCAGACGCCGACGTACTCATGGTGTTCCAGCTACACGCGCAGCGAGGGCAGGCTGGCCAGCGCGCTGGCCGACGCCTACGGGCTCCCGCCGCACCAGTGGCAGCGCACAATCCTGGACGATTGGCTGGCGCTGGACGATGGCGGGCGGCTGCTCAACAGCATGTGCGTGCTGCCCGTGAGCCGACAGAACGGCAAGACGGGCGTCTGCGATCCGCGCGAGACGTGGGGGCTGGTGCACCGCGGCGAGTGGATTCTGCACACGGCGCAGGAGTACCAGACGGCCAAGAAGGCGTTCGACCGCCTGCGCGCGAAGTTCGGGGACAGGGCGAACGACCCGCTGGCACGCTACCCCGAGCTGAACGCGATGGTGAGCCGCTACACGACGAGTGCGAATCAGATGGTACTCGACCTGAGGAACGGCGCGCACATAGAGTTCCGAACCCGCGGCTCCAACTCCGACATGGGCCGCGGCGGCACGTTCGACCTCGTGGTGATTGACGAGGCGCAGAGCTACACGGACGCGCAGGACGCGGCGCTCTCGCCGCTCAACTCCGCGGCCCCGCACGGCTCGCCGCAGACTATCCTCATGGGCACCGTGCCCGACCCGACCGCGGCGTACAAGGGCGAGAAGTTCACGGGCATCCGCTCGATGCTGCACAGCGACCCATACGACGGCGCGTGCATCCACGAGTGGGCTGTGCCCGAGGTGGGCGACGTGACGGACGTGGCCCGCTGGTACGAGGCGAACCCGAACCTCGGCTACGAGCTGCTGGAGTCGGCGCTGCTGAAGGACTCGCGCACCATGAACAAGGACACGTTCGCACGCGAGCACCTGGGGTGGTGGCCAGAGGCAACGGCCACGTCAAACCCCATCCTCGCGCGCGACTGGGACGCCTGCCGCAACGAGCACCCGCGGCGCGAGGGCGTCGTCTGCTACGCCGTGAAGTTCTCGCCCGACGGCTCCGTGGGCACGCTCGCCGCCTGCCACAAGGGCGAGGACGGCTCCGTGCCGTTCGTCTACGTGGTTGATTCGCGCAGCCTGAGCCACGGTCTCTCGTGGTTCGTGGACGCGCTCGACCGCGTGTCAGCCGACGCCGCGCAGATCGTGGTGGACGGCCAGAGCAACGCACAGGCGCTCATCGACCGACTCGTGGAGCGCGGCGTCAGCACGCGATGCATCATCCGTCCGCGCACCGCTGACGTGATAGCCGCGTGCAGCGGCATGGCGAACGCCGTGCGCGAGCGCCAGGTGACGCACTACGGCCAGCCCGCGCTGGATGCGAGCGCGACGAGGACGAGGAAGCGCCGCATCGGAAGCAGCGGCGGCTGGGGCTTCGCCAGCACCGACGAGGCAGACGCCACGCTCATCGAGGCCGCGGCCCTCGCAAGGTGGGCGGCAGTGACCACGAAGCGCGACCCAAGGAGAAAGGCGGTGGTCTGGTGAGCGAGACTCCCATGAGCTACCCGAACGGGCAGGGCGGGCGCAAGGTGAACGACCGCCCGCAGCCCGACACGTGGCACGTGGTGGAGAGCGCGCCTGCGCCCTACTACGTGCCGCTGGCCTACACCGCGGACTTCCCGCGCGAGTGGGCCGACATGCTGAACGACCTGTTCGGCCTGTGGGCGGCGAAGCTGGCGCGCAACCGCCTGCGCATGCGCTACTACAGCGGCAAGAACGTCCTGAAGGACTTCGGCATCTCCATCCCGCCGCAGCTGCTCAACGTCGAGACCGTGGTGGGCTGGCCGCAGAAGGCCGTCGACACCATGGCCGTGCGCAGCCGCTTCGACGGCTTCAGCGCGACCGACCCCGAGACGCAGGCCATGCTGGACGGCATCGCGGCCAGCTCGCGCCTGCGCGTGAAGTACCGTCAGGCCGTCCAGAGCACGCTCATCCACTCGTGCTCGTTCGCCACGGTCGAGATGGGCGAGGACGGAGAGCCGCACATCGACATCCACAGCGCAGAGACCGCAGCCGCCCGCTGGGACGGCGCGCGGGGGCGCATCGCCTACGGCATGACGATCACTGGATGGCGCGACGGCTCGCCCGCCGTGGTCAACCTCTACACCGACAACTTCCGCGTCACGCTGTGGGACGACGGCTCGACGTTCTGGCGCTGGGAGGCGCAGCCCTACAGCATGGGGCGCCCGACCATGGAGGCGCTGGTCTACCGACCGACGCAGCGCAAGCCGTTCGGCCAGAGCCGCATCACGCGCGCCGTCATGAGCATCACCGACAGCGCCGTGCGCGAGTCGCTGCGCACTGAAATCAGCGCGGAGTTCTTCACGTCCCCGCAGAAGTACCTGCTGGGCGCCGACCGCGACGCGTTCGAGCAGCGCACCAAGTGGGAGGCGTACATCGGCAACATCTTCGCCGTCGGGCGCGATGCCAACGGCGACCTCCCGCAGTTCGGACAGCTCCAGCAGGGCAGCATGCAGCCGCACACCGACTACATGCGCAGCCTCGCCGCGCGCTTCGCGGGAGAGACGAACGTTCCCATCTCGCAGCTGGGCATCATCCACGACCAGCCCGCCAGCGCGGAGGCCATCTACGCAGCGTCTGAGCCGCTGGTGATAGAGACCGAGGACTTCAACGACTCGGCGCGCGAGAGCCTGCGAAACGTGGCGCTCATGGCGCTCGCCGCGAAGCTGGACGTGCCGCTGGCGGAGCTGCCGCCCGAGGTCACCGACTTCGTGGCCGACTTCCGCAACCCCGCGATGCCGTCCGTTGTCAGCCAGACCGACGCGATGGTGAAGATCGCCTCCGTCGTTCCGGGCTTCGCGGGAACGTCCGTGTTCTTCGAGCAGATAGGCTTCCCCGAGGACATGCGCCGCAAGGCCATGGCCGAGATAGAGCGCAACGCGGGCGGGTTCGTCCTGAGCCAGGTGTTCGGCAATGGCGACTCCGACGTATAGCGACATCAAGCGCTACTCGGCGATGGCACGCAGCGTGTCGAAGCAGGCGCGCGCCGAGTTCGAGCGCAGGGCTGCGGAAATCGACTACAGCGACTGGTCGAGGGCGTCCGACGAGCTGCGCGAGCTGTGCCGCGCCATCGTGCGCACCTACGGCGTCGGCTCCGCGACGCTCGGCGCGCAGTGGTACGACTACTGCCGCCGCCTCGCAATCGGCGAGGGCGACCCCGCCGAGCCGCTGACGCCGAACGAGTCCGCGCTGTCCTACGACATGGAGCGCACCATCCACGGCCTGTACGCGGGCGACACCGCGCCCGACCAGATGGCCGACGCCATGGGCGCGACCGTCGAGAAGCACGTGCACGAGCTGTCTCGCAACACCGTGAGCGCAGCGTTGCAGCGCGACTACGAGGCGCAGGTCGTGCGCGGCGGCAACTCCCGCGCCAAGAGCCGATACCGATGGACGAGGGTCACCGTTGGCACGTCGTGCGCGTTCTGCACGATGCTGGCAAGCCGTGGCGCCGTCTACCTCTCGCGCGAGAGCGCGGGCGGCTCGCCGTCCAGCAAGTTCCATGACGACTGCGACTGCGTGGTGCTGCCATTCGCCGACAGCGGCGACATTCGCGGCTACGAGGACACGCTGGGCGCCTGCAGCAGGGCGTACTACGACGCCCGCACGGCAATCGCGCGCGACGAGCTGCCCGACGAGCTGAACAAGCGCATCGCCGAGGCCAAAGAGCGCCACAACGCCCGATTCAAGGCTGGCGAGGTCAGCGAGCCGTGGCGCGACTTCAACGAGATAACGATGGTCATGCGCTGGCAGAACCCAGACATGCACTGACCAGCCACCACATTGTGCGTTCGCACAACCCCATGAAATCAGCCTCCGCACGGGGGCTTTTTTCATATCCCGACACCGCCCCGCACGGGGCACCCCGACGCCCGCACGGGCGAAAGGAGGCCGCACATGGCCGAGACAGAGAACGTCCCGCAGGAGTCGCCGCAGGAGCCGCAGGGCACCGAGCAGGTCGACTGGGAGGCCAAGTACAAGGAGCTGCAGGCGCAGTCCCGGAAGTGGGAGGAGCGCGCCAAGGCGAACAAGGACAAGGCCGACAAGTGGGACGCCTACGAGCAGCAGGGAATGAGCGAGCAGGAGAAGCTGGCCAAGCGCGCCGAGAGCGCGGAGGCCGAGCTGGCGCAGCTCAAGGCCGAGACCCAGCGCCGCGCCGACGCGGACGAGGTGGCGAAGGCCACGGGCGTCCCGGCGAGCCTGCTGCTGCACTGCGCGGACCGCGAGGACATGGAGGCGTTCGCCAAGGAGTACGCGGGCGTCGCCAAGGTGCCCTCCGCGCCGACCGCGCAGGCAAGCCACGTCATTCGTGACAACGGTCACAAGGCCAGCACCGCGGATCAGTTCGCGGAGATGGCCGAGAAGTTCTTCCGACACTGAGAAAGGAGCCACCATGGCTCTCGCAACCAACCCCATCGACATCAACCGCGGCACCACTGGCATCCAGCTCACCCCCGAGCAGTCCGCCGAGATCTGGGCAAACGCCGTCTCCGAGTCTGCCGTCATGCAGCTCGCCCAGCGCGTGACCCTGCCCGGCAGCGGCATCTCCATTCCCGTCGTCACTGGCGACCCCGTGGCCGACTTCGTGGCCGAGACCGCAGAGAAGCCTGTCAGCAGCTCCACCTTCGGCACCAAGGTCATGACCCCGTACAAGATTGCCGTCATCGAGCTGTTCTCCAACGAGTTCCGCCGCGACCTGCCCGCGCTCTACCGCGAGCTGGCCCGCCGCCTGCCCGCCGCCATCGGCGCCAAGTTCGACGCCACCGTGTTCGGCGGCACCGCCCCAGGCACGGGCTTCGACACCCTGACCGCCGCCACCGCAATCGGCATCGGCGGCACCAGCACCTACGCCAAGCTGGTCACCGCCTTCACGACCGTCGCCACCGCTGGCACCCTCAACGGCTGGGCCGTCTCCCCGCAGGGCGAGGGCATCCTGCTCGGCGCCACCGACCAGGTCGGCCACCCGCTGCTCATCGACTCCATCCGCGACGACAACGCAGTCGGTCGCCTGCTCGGCGCCACCGTCGTGGAGTCCAAGCGCGTGTACAAGGCTGGTACCCCCAACGTCGTGGGCTACGCGGGCGACTGGTCGCAGGCCCGCTACGGCGTCGTTGACGGCATCAACGTCTCCATCTCCGAGGAGGCCACGATCAACACCGGCACCGAGCAGGTCAACCTCTGGCAGCGCAACATGTTCGCCCTCCGCTGCGAGGCCGAGGTCGGCTTCGTGGTCAAGGACTCCGCCGCGTTCGTCAAGCTGACCGACGCGGCCTCCTAATCATGAGGCTCGTGAACCCGTACACGGGCTGCGTCGTGGACGCCCAGGAGGGCGTCGCGGCGCGCCTCGTGGCGCAGGGCTTCAAGCCCGAGAAGCAGCCGCCCAAGCGCACCACCACGCGCAAGGCGGCACCCAAGAAGGACAAGTAGCAGGGGAGGCGGTTGCCCATGGCCTACGCGACCATCGAAGAACTGGAATCGCGCTACGGCGCGCTGACGGACGAGCAGCAGGAGCGCGCCTCCGTGCTGCTGGACGATGCCGCGGTGCTCATCGACTCCGCGGCGACCATCGACACCGAGGCGCGCGAGAGCGCCGCGAGGGTCGTGTCGTGCGCCATGGTCAACCGCGCCCTGCAGGCTGCGGAGTCCGACGCCTACGGCGTCTCGCAGGCGACCATGACGGCAGGCTCCTACTCGCAAAGCATGAGCTTCGCCAACCCGAGCGGCGACCTATACTTCACCAGCACCGAGAAGGCGCTGCTGGGCATCGGCGGCGGCTATATCGGCTCCATCCGTCCGCGCATAGGCGGCGCAGATGATTAGGGGCATCACGGCCACGGTCCTGCGCCCGAACCCAACGGGCAGGGACAGGCTGAACAACCAGATCTACGGCGAGCCGACGCGCGAGGTCGTGGAGAACGTGCTGGTTGACTCCCCGAACCCGCAGGACATGGAGGCGGCGCGCGAGATGGGCACTACGCTCGTGCTCACACTCCGCTTTCCCAAGACCTACGGCGCGAGCCTGCGCGGGTGCTCCGTCGAGCTGCCCGCGCCGTACTCCGACACGTACCGCGTGGTCGGCGACCCGAAGCCGCTGCTGGACGCCAACTGCCCGACGCCGTGGCACATGGACGTGAACGTGGAGGTAGGCCATGGCTAGCGCAGCGAGGTGCCGCGTCGAGTGGGACATGGCCGCGCTGCGCGACGCGGCGGCGCGCTCCGACGAGACGCGCGCCGCGCTCGTCGCGGCCACCGACCGCATCACGGCGGCGGCGAACGCCATGGGCGCGTCCACTCACAGCGGCGGGCACGGCTACGACACGAAGGGCACGGGCACGCCGCGCAAGGGGCAGGGATGGCTCGAGC